GGTGATAGGCCCAGGTTTCGTTGGAAAGCTGAACGTTATCAAGATCTTCGAAATGAAAAACGCCATCTTGATAGATAGCGTGGCATTGGTTTTTAGAATCCAGTGTTTGGAACATTAATAGAGCGCTCGGTTGATAGTGAGTCGTTTGACTTGCTCATTAATATACCTCAGCATCGCGTCGTTGTCAAGTGTTTGTGACAGATCCTCGATCCCTTTCGTGATTTTGCTTATATCCTTTCCAAAACTAAATGCATTTGATTCCAAAGTTCTTATCAAGAAATAAATCTTATAAAATGTTCTTTTTTCTATTATGGAATTTAACTGTTTAAAAGAGAGTGTGTTTCTTTGATTTTTTGTTATCTCCATAAATTCTTGACTTTTAACATCAAAAGTAATGTTTGTCGGGAAAGAAGCGCAGAACTGATTATAAGCATACCCGATAAAAGAGATAAAGTCATCAAAATCTGTCGTATAAGCCTTGACAAAATAATGTTCCAACATTCTCTTATAAGTTATAGTCTCCCCCAGCTTGCTCTTAACTTCTTTCTCGATCTGATCTATGGTTGGGGGACGACGAAGTCTTTTTTGGAGATTGTGAATAATTATTCTCCTATAGGCGGCCTGCAAAACAGAATATTCATTCAAGTTGCAGATAAACTGATTTGGCATTCTGTAGTTGGGATAGAAACCAAATCTTGATGCCAAATCAACAAACGCCATATATTCTGTATTGGCCTCACCAAGATACTTATTGAATTTTTCTATATCATTATTAACATCATCCAAAGTGAATTCAAATATTAACCCACAGTTTTTATGAGTATAAGATTTTTTATTTATATAAGATTGCTTTGTTATAGAGAGTTCTTTACCCAGCATCAAGCAAAACTTAAAAAACTCATTTAAAAATGAACTTAAATTCGTTATTCTACTTTGAACTTCATAGTTTTTGCAATAATTGTTTAAAAAGTTCTTGATTGTCTTTTGGACCCGCGTACGATAAGTATTAGAGAAATTAACACTATTGGGATTCATGTTGCGGAAATTGATTATTGGTTCCGTGGTTGGAGAGAACCCTTTCTTGACCATCTTTTTATTATATGAAGACTTAAGTTCTCCAAATAAATCCGAAACAAAGTCAAGCATGTCACCAGCATTAGCATCTTCAATCAAAAAATCTGGATTTGATATCATGATAAAGTCAAAATCAGGATCTAGCTTAAAGTTGTTATTTTGATAAGAGCCAATTAAGTAATTATCAACACGATTTAAAGGATTAAAGAAAGTATAATTATTCTTTTTTGCAAAAGTATTTCTTAAAGACTTCTCTTTACCAGAAGCAAGTAGCTTGTTGTGTAAGTTTTTATTCATCGAATTCCTCTACTGCTCTTCTGGTCTCTCTGATCGATCTTAAATCATCGATGATTCCTACCATGGTTCGATTGGTTTTATCTTCATTAGCTTCAATGAATTCATCAATAGGAGACTGGGTGCTCTCATAGACGACCCCTCGTGAATCCCCGACGATCGATTGCTTGTCGATATCAAAATTAACTGAATAACCCGTCTCCGTATATACTAAATTGATTGTTATTATATGCTTATAAGCAACTATGCCGCCCGGCTCCGGGTTAATATGCCAGCCGGGGCCTTCACCCGGGTCGCTAACCGAAAATAGTGTTCCTCGATTAATTCTCCTACTATCCGAGAGTCGTTCTTCATCGGTGTCACCCTCGCCGGTAAATTCGTCCAGCGCATCTTGGAATTCCTCTTGGGCTGCGAGCCGGCGTTCCTCTTCTGACACGACCGGGTCCGCCTCCATTTCCAATATCGGTGGCCCACGCTCATCCGACCTTATCAAACTAGGTGGAACAAGTGGGCAACGCGTTAAATCGTCTGTTCTCTCACCGAAGTCGACCCATTTTAATCTAACATTTGTTGTATAATCTAGATCTGATCCAATCGTATTTGTTACATTCAAAGCAACAAAATACCCCCCTATACCTAAAAACTTTGATATGTCTTTTGCTGTAGCGCCATTGCTGCTGTTCCCGACAAATAATGGATTTAAATAAAAGAATTGAGCCGGTCTAATGAAAGGGCATCCAACCAATTGGACTCTCACATCATAAATCTCTCTTAGGAAATTTAAATTTTCAATAGCAGAGTTCTCACCAAAAACACGAGCGGTTCTTAAAGGTTGATCGTCAAACTTTTCAAATGATATATTTTTTATAATTGAGTTTCTTTCACCGAAGTTCAAATGAAAAACACCTCGTTTGGCATCTAGTTCTTTATGCTTTGCATAATCATAGTTGTTACCGGTACCCGCGCCCTCCGGTATCTTTTGGTTAAAATAGTTCGCTGAAAAGAAAGAATAATTAACCACTTTTGGAGGATTCCCATCCGGAGATAACGCGGTGGCTCTAAATTCCTCAAGGCCGGTTTGAGATAGATCAAAGAAGGCTTCCACATCATACACTTTTGGTATTTTATGTAAATGATCATCTTCTTCTGGATCGGCTGACCATGTTATTTGACGCGCCCATCGAAACACTTGTTCCAAGGGGGATCTTTCTTCTTCTTGTGGTATTGCTATAAGGCTTTCGGCATTCGACTCGCCAAGCGCATGTTGCCGGAATGCTGCTAGCCTAAAATCCATCTCATCAGTATAAACAACGTCATCTGAATCGTCGATCGGATGTGATAATGCTTCTTTTGTAAATTTAACCAAGTTGATTTCAGATTTTGGATTTAATAGATTATTTCCATCAATTAGTTCTCTAGCATTTGTTTCATAACCAAAAGTCGCAAATAAATCTTTCATAAAATCATCAAAATTATAATTAACCCTCAAAGAGCGAATTACTTTTTCAGTAAAAAACTTCCGGAAAGAATCAATATCAACTAATATATTTGATAAATTAATTGAAACTTCATTTCTATAAACATCCTGAAAGTTATAGGGGCCAGTTATGATTCTTGCTATATCTTGGATAGGGTCGCGGTCGTCTTGTTGAGCCGTCTCAATGAAGTGCGCTTGGATAACATCAACAATATCACCCAGGGTTGTAAAATAAACACGAAAATTTTGGCCGGCTTGTTCGGGCGCGCTATTAAAGCCGGCGTCTTCTTGGCCTTCGCGAAGGCTGCCGGCCTGAAGAACTGATAGCGGCTCAAAAGTTATGTTCCCTAGATTGGTCGATCCGCTGCCCTCGTCCTCGAGGCTGTTTGCGCTGCTTGTAAGGATACCCTCTAGAACCTCGTTTTGGTCGCGGACAAGCCCCTGCAGAACCTGAACACCTTCCGGACCCAATCTGCCAACTCTAAAATCAGCGTTCTGTAAAACCTCCAACGTTAGTTCATTTGTAACCACTCGCAGAAATGCGTCTTCTGTCGACTCGGATCCTATAAAGATGGCGCCTGCATCGGCTCCGGCGGCGTCGATCATCCCATTAACTGCTTCCTGCGCAGAATTCTCAATACCAGAAGAAACCTTATCGGCAATCAGGCCATAATTAAAACCCAAAACATAGATTCTAGATCCTCCAATAAGACGGTTGAATATAGCATTATAGTTATTAATAATATTACTAGGATTGTTGATATCTCCCGCGAGGGCTCTAGCAAACTCTTCTTGATTAAGGCTAGCGAATGTTACATTGCCATCGCCGTTGTCGCGGACCCCTTCGAAGATCCCACTTCTTATAGGATTGCCGCACAGCAGCGCCTCTTCTGTGGTGGCGGGAGCGGGGTCGGTACCAGATAATCTTCTAACAACATCAATGCCGTATCGGCCGAGAGCGCGCTCGGTTCGCCATGGCGATTGGGGTCCCATGCTTAATATATTATAATATGTAGGATCTCGTAAAAGACCATCCATAAAAGAGCGGTAGGTTAAGTCAATGCTTATTGTTCCATCTTGATTAAAGTTAATTTGATGTTGCTCCAAGGTGAGATCTAGTACTCTAGATATCTGATTCATCAACCTTTTAGCATTCGCATCCAACCCTAGATTGTCTAAAGTTGTCTGATCAAAAAACCAACCCACTTCAACTTTCAAACGATATTCATATGGATTAATTTCTTCGGCGTTGGCGGGCTCCGTGAGGTCGCTATCTATTTGTCTTACGTGGCGAAATAACTCAAATATATATGCCTCCTGGGGCCCGTTCCCGGATATTTTCGAGACTTGGGTATTGGTGATATTTAAAACATCAGTTGGAAATAACTTTGACAAATCTTGAACAAAGATCTTTAAATTTGCCTTTATGTTTCTTGTGATCTCAAAAACATTCTGTCCCTCAAAGTCCCAAGAGAAACTCTGAATACCAGCGCCGCCACCTCGACCTCGACCGGTGGCAATATCCTCAACATCTTGTGCTCTTACAAAGTTATCAAATTTAAATTCAATAACCTTACCACCGCGCTCAGCAAAATCATCTCCAGCGGTAAATTCTTTAAAAATTCTCACTTTTGGAATAAGAGAACTCAAAAGAGAACTGGGGGATTCAAACCAGTCCTTTAACAACTCTGTATTGGTAAAGCGAGAAACAAAATCAGAAGCATCCGGAGCGTCTATTTGATATATGGTATCATAAAACAAATCAACCAAACCGGATTTTAGGATTCTCAACATTAAAACACTTAATATACCTTGTTGCCTGGCTAAAATCGCAGTAACGGCATCTTCTTGTTCTTGTGTCCTACTCTCGACGTCTTCTTGGAGTTCCTCTATAATCTCTTCTTGGACAGTTTCTATTGCGCCTCTTATCTCTCCGGGGCCGAAGCTCGGGGGCGTTCCAAAGTTCCCGAGGCGCTGGGTTCTGTTGCGATTTACCGCGGTACCGTACCAAGGCGCGCTGGCGACGTCGGTCGCATTTAATGTGTCTAATATTTCTAAAAAAACTGCCGCGTTTGCGCGCTTAGTCTTGTTTTCATCTAAATTTACCTGAGCGGAAGATAAGAGAGCGCGCATGTTTTCTTGGCTCCCGTCGTCGGAAATTGGTGGATTGCTGCGGCCCTCTAAAATGCCGGCCATATAGTTGGCGCGCATTGCCTCTCGGGCACGCTCACGCTGTTGCGGAGTCAGTACCAGTACAAACCTCGTGACTCCGCCCGGGCTCGCTTCGGCGCCGGTAGTGACGGACTCGTATTCATCTCCAAAAACATAACGATTAAAGTCTTGTATAAACTGTTCGACGTCTTCATATTGGAGGGGCGCGCCGTCACTGGGGCTTTCATACGAAGCGCCCGATTCTAGTAATGTTGGCACTCCAGCCATCTAGATCACGCTCCGAATGATATTTTCAATCGGGAAAGGGATCTGAACCACTTTTCCGGGATAAACATGTGCTTCGGTGGGTGTTAAGTTATAAAATGCGATAACCCACCATAGTGTCGGATCGTTATAGAACTTATCAGCAAGTTTCATAAAACGATCACCATTTCTCCAAACATGATTTCTAACTTTCACTCCAGTTAAAGAAGGAATGTTGATCTGATTTGGAGTACGGTAATGAGTTATAGAAGGTGTATTTCTATTCTCTAAATAAAAAAAGTATAAACTATTGCGCAACTTCTTTAAAGATCTTTGTGAATATCTGCTAGCCATTAATCATTATCTCCGGCACCGGTGGCCGCGTCGGCGGTCGTGGGGTCAGTGGTGACCTCGCCGGCGATCGCGGCAGCGCGCGCGGCGACCGAGTGGCCGGCGGCGAGCGCGGCATCTGTAGCTTCCGCAGTGTCCGCGTCGTCAATCGCTCGGTCCAAATAATAGGGGAACTGATTAGCCAAACCTGCGCTCGATACCGTGCCGCCAAATTTCGCGTCTGTTTCTCCTTGCCATCCAACAGCATGTTCGTGAAGAACTGTGAAGTTGAAACTTAAAGGAATCTGCATGGGATTGGCATAATCCTCTCCATCTTGAAAACCAACATTAAAGTTAGGAGAAACTGTGAAACCGTCTATAGCGCCGAGAAGGCCAGTTTTGGTATCATAATCACTTTCCTCCAATGATTCAGGTGCGGCTGTGCCCTCGTTGGCGAGCGCGGCTTCGTTGGAAACATAAGGCGCAGCAGTAGCACTGCGAATTAAGTTAGCAAACTTAATACGAAAAAGAGGAGAGGCGGCAATCGTCGATGTATCACCAGCATTTACATATTTAGGATATAACATTTGCATAAGCAAGTTTATTTTTCGCATGTTCTCGGTAACTTCTCTTGAACTTGCTGCAGTAACTGTAAAGCCACAAGATATTTTTCTTGTTGTATTCTGAAAAGTAACAATCGGATCCATTCGGCCAAATACTTGTGTTGGATTGTTCTTGCTGCTAAATTGATCTGAAAACTTGGTAATATAAGCTTTAAACTTAACAAACTTACTTGTAGGAATGTGAAAAAACTTTAAATAATAGTTTTTGTTATTAGCATATATTTCATCTGCTGGGACATATCCCATCTATCTTCTCCTTATCGTGAGCCGCTACTCGGCTGCAATCCATCTCGTAACAATATTTCGAATCTCTTCCTGACCAATATATACCCTAACTTCGGCCCGGGCAGCTCCACCGGCGCCGCCGGCAGGAGTGGCCATTGTCTGTATATTTGTACTCAACTCTCTTATGGTTTCTTGGAGTTCATCTACATTTCCAGCGCTGAATGTTGCAGAAGCTTCTGAGAGATCTTTTATTCCTGTTGTAACAGCTCTAAAATTGGTAACTTCATTTCCTTCAAAATTATATTCTTCTCGTATCGCCTTGCCGAGATCTCTAACTGCTAAAGTCATACTGCGAATTATGGAAACACGATTCAACAATCCACTCAATCCTGTTTCTCCTAACATGGTAAATAGATCAACAAACTTGCCCATCATTTCTGCAGCATTCCGGAAGCTGCGGGCTGCTAGCGCCGCTGAGATGCCCATAATCAAAGCGGGTATTCCAACAAGAACCGCCAAACCCATCGCTGCAGCGGGGTTGGCAAAAGCGGACACGCCGGCTGCGGCTGATGTTAGGGCCGGTCCAACAGCGGGAGCGGAGCGGGCGACGATTCTCGAAGCCAAGGCTAGCCGGCCCATGGCGAGCGCCCAGCGCAGAAAGAGGCCGCCGGCTAAAATCGCGCCAACGACGTGGGACATCTTTTTGGCTTCGTCGGTGAAACCGGCCACCGCCTCGCTGCCACCGGTTAACCAGGCGATCCCATAACTCAACCCGTCGACAGCGCGAGACATCCAATCAACTAATGGCTGTAGGGCAATTGCTAAAGACTGCACTGCTCTTTTCAATCTTTCTATAGAAGCTTGAGACGTCCTCGACCTCTCCGCGAATTCCTCTGACGTCATTGAGGCTTCCAGAGCAGAGCGAGACAGATCATCGGCCGAATCGGCGGTATCAGATAGGAGTGCCTGCAGGGCGCCAATGTCTCCTCCTGTTATAATATTCGCCAAAGATCTGGCAAACTGGGGATGTACATTAACTATGTTCTCAAAAGATCCTGCAACTCCTAAAATTCTCTCTCTTAATATCTCCAAACGATCTGCAGCATCAGCCTCAACCAGCTCTTCCATATTGAGAACTGTATCGCCAAATAGGTTATTAACCTTCCCCACAGCGGTTGCCGCTTGATCTATATTTTCAAACGCAGTAGAGAAATTAAGTAATTGATTTGCAGCGATACCGGTTGTTTTTGAAAGGGCTTCAAACTTTATAAAAACTTCATCGGCCTGATCTCCATACATAGCTAGAGTGCCTATGGTTGCCATAAAATCACTCTCTAGTTGAGTTACAGAAATGCCCAAAGATTCAGACGCTGCCACAAGATCCAAGATTGTTTCTTCTGTCTCGGCAGCAGTCATATTGAAGCCGATCATTAAAGTTTGAGTTATGCCGCTAGCGGTTGCACCAAGATTTGTAAAACCAACATTCAATAATGCTAAAGATTCCTGTTGATTTGCCGAAAGGAGGGTAAAAGCGCTAAATCTTGTGCCCAGATCGGCAAAAGAAGCTTGCAGTTGAACGATATCACCACCGAAAGCTAAAACCTCTTGGCGATTTGTTCTCGTTAGAGTAGTGAATCTCTCAAATTCCGGGCCGAGCTTGACAAAGCTAGCTCGTATCTCATCAAGCCTCATAACAAGCGAGAATGTGTTACCAACAAAAGATTCAAGAGCTTTTAAAGGAGAAACGGCTGCAGTGAGCTGACCTAGGCCGCGGACCATGGCGACTAGAGCGCCGCTAGCAAGAGTGGTTTCTTCTTTAAAAGCTCTAATAGCGCCGGTTAAAGCCGGGGAAGTACCAAATCCGATGCTGAGGAGATAGCTATCGGCGGCTAGTGTCCCCTCCTCAAAAGCTTTCTTGAGACGATCCGTGGCGGAAGTCGCCGCCTTTGCTTGTTCCTCATATTCCCGGTAGCTACTAGCTAAACCATCAATGCTATTAGCATTTTTAATTATCCCTTTCTGATTTTCATCTAAACTATTATAAAAATCATTAAGAGCCCCGGTATCTTTAGTTAATTCTTCTTGTAATGTTTGAAGATTAAAATTAGATTGCTCTATAGCTTTATTGAAGAGCCTCTGCTGCTTTTCAACTTTCTCTACTAGTTTTGAAAACTCTTTAAATGCTGCTGGATCCGCTGGGTCTGCCATTTACTATTACCTTATAGGCCAAGAAATATTTGTTTCGTTTTCAAACTTTCTAATAGCGTGATCCAATTCATATTTTGACTGGATCGTTCTCGGATCACTAGATCCGTAATTGTTCATGTTGGTCAAAAAGGTTTTTTCTGCGGCGGCGCCGGCAGCAAGAGCATCAATCTGGGATGGTTTCCCTGAAACGAAACCAACAAACTTATCATAACCCAAAAGGTGATATAATACATTCTTTAACTCCCCAACCCTTGTATGAACTGTTTCATACTCGTTTAGAGCCGTGACGTCTAAATTGATATGTATTTTTTTCATTATAAAACCCTCTGAAGTAATTAGTTTAAAAATATAAAATCACGGCATTTATTAACTTGGGCCGTGATTTTCACTTTGTTTTTGTTCATCTTCTTTTTGTTTAATTAGTCTCCGGAGAAACCATCGTCGCAAAGAAGTGGGAAGATTGTATGATTCGAATAGAGAAAAGCTTCCGTAGTATTTTAAAGCAAAGAGTTCTTCATATACTGCTTCTTGATATTCAGGCGTCAGGAAAAAAAAATTTAGACCCTATTGGAACCAAAAGAGGTTGCTCGTGGCCACATTTATCACATTCGAAGTCTGTTGTTAGCTCTGATGTTGGTGTAGCATGTCTGATTACTCTTTTTAACGCCCGTATATCAGAAGCTGGTATTTGTTCAACAATCTTTGCTATGTTGCCTCTTCTTCCCCCAATTGAAACAATGAGAAGTGCTAGCTCTTCAGCTGATCTCACATAATCAATTCCATGTTTATCATATTTTTTAAGTTTCTTTTCTAAATCCTTTTCCATTCCACCGGTAAATAATCTAAATTCTACTTCTGCTTTTGTTTTTGGTAATTTAAATTTAAATGTATTTTCCTCTGTTCTCTCGCACTCTTCAGGTGTATTTGTCTTTATCGATGAAATACATTCTGTTAAAGAGAATGACAAACTTTTACTCTCTGTGCAGTTAGGACAGGTCATCGTTGCTTCATAATCATCACCAAGTGAGTGTATCCTAGACCATAAAAGCAATGTTGCCTTATCTCCTGGCAACAAATCATTAATATTGAATTTTGGTGAAACCACCAATGAAGAAAGCAAGCGATCAATTAATGAACCATCTTTAGCAAAAGATTGGTTTGCTAAAATGTCTTCTTCTCGTGCGGTCATTTCTTTTATTTCAACAACCGGGTTTTCCCGAAGGGGGTGGCCTTCCGGATAAAAAATACCGCCTGAAGGTAAATCAATCAAGTGTTTTGCAACTATGAATGAAAAATCGTCTCCTTCATTCGCTGCCTTGATTACTTCAGGCGGTTCTTCTGTTGGTTGAGGCTCTTCTAAGCCTAAACGCTCTAAATTATTTCTCATTTTTCTCCTTTAGGACGGAATAGCGCTTAATCTCCGACGGCCTCGCCGGTCGTGTCCTTGAACCCGGTCGGTATCACCAGAGAACCGTTTTGTCTGACGGTAAAGTAGTCGTAAGCAAAAGTTATTTTAACCGCTGAAACATCTTCCGAGCTGTAATCCAAACCTTGTGGAAAAACAACCGTTTTAGCAAATGCATTTTTAAGCACAAATGTTAAATCATTTGTTACAGTGTTCGCATCCCCGGCCGGGCCTGTCGGCGCGCCCAGTTGTGTTATTTCTACATTTGTAGCCAACTCATTCTTAAAAACGATTGTCGATCTAGTGTCGACGTTGTCTTCGCCGTTGATGTTGTTGGGAGTTTGATAGCCCCCGTTGGTAAGAAACTTTAAAACTTTCATACTGATATCTTGATCTATAGCATCTACCAAAGTTACATTTACATCCTGATAGGTAACGCGGCCAGGGAACTTAAATTCATGATTCAAGAAATGAACCTTCCCCGCATCTGATACCGTAATCTGTGGTAAAGTGGCGGCCTTCGCAACCCACACCGGTACCGCGGCGGCGTCGTCGTCGTCGCCAGTTTGTGAAAGGCTAACTAAAAACCTAAAATTTCTTCTCGGGATTGAACCCGCGTCTGCTGTTGCCCAAAAGCCCATTATGACTCTCCTTTATAATAAATAGTATGTTTTTTCATTTTTTTACCCTAACTCTGCGCCAGTTCGTAAAATCTCAAAGTCGAGAGCAATGAACTCAATTGAACGAGTAGGCTTGATTAGAACCTTGCCATATAGAGCATTGCGATCAGTTAAGTCATTAAACTGCGGTACCGTAGTGGCATCGGGTCCTATCAAGATCCTGTATTCGGTAACACCACCTTGAGATTTAACTCTTTCTAAGATTGTTGAAATCTGATTTGAGAAAGATCGGCGTGTTGCTGTAGTATTACCCTCAAAGAGCACAGACCGGGCAACGTGATCAACTTGTCTCTTAAGATAAATCAACAATCTGCGAACATTAATACGGTCTCTTGCGCTGGCAATCTGTTGAAGTGTCTTTTGACCGAATACAACCGCTCCTTCTGCTGGGAAGTTTGCGATTGGGTTAACATTGTTCTCGTAGAGGTCATCTCTCTCCCGGGAACGAAGAGTTAAAGTAACTCCGTTAACTCCAACTTGGTCTAATCCGCCCCGGTTAAAGCCGGCTGGCGCAAACCATGGCTGCGATCTACCGGCGGTCAGGCCGAAGACACCCATCATAGCAACGGTCGGCGGCATAACACGCGGACCCCCCGCTGTGGTCACTCTGACAGAAGGGTAATAGGCTGCAGCATAGTTACTATTTAGTTGTCGATTCTGCATTGTTATTAAAGCAGATTTCAAACTTGGATCTGTTATAGTATTAGCAGCTGCCGTCTCAGTATTTGGAAGGTAATCATGATTAATATCCAGGAGTGCTATAGCATCCCCCCTTTCCTCCACTACATCAATAAGCGAATTCTGCAGACTGTTATTTGTTAATCCTGGAATCGCGATTGAATCGTATTGAAGCGCTTCAGGATCCTTAACTGTCTTTATCGCTTTATTAATACTGTAGTTAGCATAAGATGTTAGTGTTGTAGTACCATCTAGCAAACGGTTGGCGAAGGGAGCGGGTTCCGTTATCTTAATCCCATCGGCGCCGCCGAAGAACGGCACCACAAACCGGTTTAATTCAGGTCCCTGGACCGCCCTCTTGCGCAAGACGGACTTGTACGAACCAGAATATAAACTTTCTGTTGCAGCGGATCCTGTAGCCCACCCACCGGTTGAAGTAATGGATGATTCGGCCGCCCTGGAGCCCGGTGCATAAGTTGCTTTGCGATAATCAGTAGCGTATGTTCGCGAAGACAAAGAGGTATCTGCGGTGGATCCGGTGCCTTGCTGAACATCGTCTAGTGTGAACTTAAGAGAGAATTCAACCGGCTCTCCAGAAGTGGGCACATATTGTGTTGTGAGATCCGATGAAAGCCTTCTGGTCAAATCATTATAACTTTCATTATTTCTGGCTGACGCTACACCAAAGTATGCGCCGGCAGCGTTATAAGTGACTGTGTTTTTCGTTTCGATAGTCGGGAAAACGATTGAACCAGAATACTCCCCCGTGAAGTCAAAACCATTGTACGTACCGGGGTTTGTAGCGAAAGTAGTGCCATCAATCGCTGTTGTGTTGTTTTCGAAACCAGAAGCAATCCCCGCGAGCGACGCTGATAAAGTGGTGTCGAGGCCGGAGACCGTTCCGCTGGTGAATGTCTGATCCTTATATTTGACACCACCAAGGTATCCAAATGGAAGAGCAGCATCGGGAACATTGCCAGCAACGAAATCTTCATGAAGCTCAACTCGGAAATAGGGGTTAGTATTAAGGAACTCTCCCCTCTCGTTATAACGCTCTTCGGTGGCGTTCCAAGTGTAATAAGTATCACCAATCCTTCTAGCGATATAGTTTTGTGAAGTCTTATCTAGAGTGAGGTTTGAGTATCGAACCAACGCGTCGTCGCCAGCGTCGGCCTCTCCGGGAATAGCTCTAGTGTTATATACCACAAGATCAAATGTTCCAAAAGGATTACTTCCGCTCACCGTAGAGAAGTTGATGTTTTCAACAGCAACCTTAATGTCTCTCTGGAGTTGTATACCGCTTTGTTGGATTCCCGCTAAGCGGAAAAGTTTATCGACATTTTCAATATCATATAAAGTCGCGTCAGCAGAAAGATCCTGGCTAATAATCCATGGTGTCTTTGGCTCTTTAAGAGAGACCAATCGCTGTGCTTGGGAAACAAGAGAGCCACTTATAATTTCATAAACAGCAGCAAATTTTGTATTAGGCAGATTAGTAGTATCTGAAACAAAGTCTTCATAGGTTTCACCTAACCAATATTCTTTAGTCTCAGAGAATATAGCACCGTTTGTTTTTTCTGGGTTTGTGTTTAAAAAATTTCTGGCAAACGCGCCGGCGGTCTCATCATCAAACACGACATCAAAAACTTCGGCGTCCCCGACAGAAGGTGTTATGGTTAATTTTACAGTACTTCCGGTGGTGGCCACCAAAGAACCAACACCGCTTAAAGAATTATCTGTAACCTGTACAGTTGTGGCTGCGTTCGTCGTGTAGATGACACCAGCGAGGGCGCCAGTAAGTACTGTGGCGCTGCTCGTACCAAATAAGAAAATACCGTAAGCCTTACTGGCTTCCCAGCCGGCGGCTCCTGCATCTCCTTCCGCCTCTTCTTTTGACGGGTCATTGTCACCCAACAATCTTACGAATGTAAGTGGGCCGCGCTCCTTTGCTTGTAAATAACTTGTTGCTGCATATGCACCATAAGTTGTAGCATAAGAACTTCCGTTTCTCCAAACATCCGGCTTGGAATCTAATCCGGGGATAGGATCACCGAATGTCTTTCGAAAATCATCTAGATTTTCAACAACAGTTGGAAATAATGCTGGGCCGCGTGAGGTGCAGCCAATAACAACAGGACCAACATCCTGGGGGGTTTGTGGGACAGTGGATCGATCGATCTCCCTAATAAATATTCCGGGTGACTTAAATGTGAAGTCTTCAGCGGCCATATGAAATCTCCTTAAAAAACAAATTCACTAATAAATAGTTAGCTAAAAGTTAAAAATCACTCTCCGTTTCCAAAGGAGCCGAATCACCTTCAGTACTTGAAGCAGACCCTCTGGAAGTTTCAGCTTAAGTCCTAAAAGAAACAATAATATCAACTATGTTTTGTTTTGCTTTAATAAATCTTTCGTCTTCATTCTTGTCCTCCCCAAATAAGTAACCCAATACTCTAAAATCAATTGTTGTTTCATACAATCTTTCATTGTTTTCTAAAGAGCTTATTGAATCTTTTTGTGAGAAGTTATCACCAACGAACAATTCATAACCATGGTGATTATAGGATATTTTTTTATAATTAATATTTCCAGGACTTGTTATAAACGGCGTTACTAGTTCATTCATTTGCTGTTGATAATTTGTAGTTATAATAACAGAATATTTGCAAATCAAACTGACTACTTGAGGAATATCAAAGAATTCAAATACTACTCTTTTATTTTTAAATTTTGAATCCTGAAATCTGTTATTTGTTCTTTTGAGAGAAGTAGCGTTGGCAAATTTCTGTGTGACTGCTTGTACCAATTTAGATCCTATTTGGATTGAAGTTCCCGAGTGATCAGGCGGTACGTTTGCTTGAATTGCTCCTTTAAAAACTTTTGATTTTTCAATAGAAGATCTTTGAATGGAAATTACCGGTAGTTCAAATATTCCTTCTTTTCTTGGTTCTTCCTTGGATAAGAATGCCCTTTCTGGTTGAACCCACCTAACCGGAACTTTAGAAAATCCTTTATTGGTTGTGCAGAATAAATTAAGTTCTTTATCTACATAGTTTTGTACAGAGCGATCTATATTTTCGATTGTAGATGGGTAAAAAGGAATCTGTACAGTTCTATCAAGTTCATTTAAAACTATATTTTTAGAATCATATATATCATAATTAATCTGCATTGAACATTCCTTCTCGTGACTTGATGCACATAGCTGTTATCTCAAACCGACTTTGGGGTTGCCCAAATAAAAGTCTTGGCTCTATAAGGGTGGTTATTTCAAAAAGATCATCAAAATACTGAACATAATCTCCTTCTCTCACAAAAAGATTTTGATCTTCTGTTAATCTTCGCTTATGAAAATTAACTTTTATTTTAAATGTTTTATCCAAGCCATAGTTAGCAGTTGCTGTTTTTAGCCCTTCAAAATCCACCAAGGCGTATACTCGTACAGGAGGAAGGAATGTTTTCTCAATTGCCTCGCCATATAATGAATGATAGTTTGTATGGTCTAGGGACAAGGGGTAATAAACTATAGTTTGACCTACAACACGTTCAATAACCTCATCGTTAACTTGTTTGACGAGATCTTTTTCTTTATCATTGAAAAATAAAGGAGGAGGTGGGGCGGCGGGCCTTGACCATTTGTTGTCAGCCATTAGGAACTACCTTGCGGGCCAGTATAGATAGGCATAGGGATAGACTTGAACGTCTCCAGCGCTGCAGTAATCTTGGCCTGATCGTCTTGGGCCAACTTCACATATGTAAGCTCGTCCAAGATCGTCTTGAGTTCAGTTCTCAAAAGATCTTTTTCTGTCTTA